TATTTTAATTTATTTTATTAAAATTCTGGCTTTGGTGCATTTTTATCCCATTCTCTCCGAGTAATATCATACAACATATTATAAACTCCGATATTATGATTTAGATCAAATATAAGTGATTGTATTTTTTTGTCAGCTCGTTCAGTTTTTAGTTGCTGTAATTTATCATTTATATCTTGCTTTCTCTTTATTAAATCTTTTACATTTTCAGTAAGTTTAATACCTTTTGGTACATCTTGGTATACTAAATTTGAATAATACTCATATGGGGGAATTTTTTCTGCTTTTAATTCTGGAGCGGCCTTCTTTGGTGTAGGAGCAGCCTTCTTTGGTGTAGGAGCGGCCTTCTTTGGGGGCGATGGTGGCAATTCTTCTTCAGGCTCTTCTTTATATTTATAATGGGTCAAATCATACAATTTATCTTTTTTTAATAATTTTTTTGGCATATATTTAGTAATTTGAATAAAATAACTGGGATTTGTTCTTTTTTCTTCATATGGATCTGCACGAGTATATAATATTGTACCTACTAATGCGGTAATTATGTTTTCCATATCCTCAGTCATTTCAAATAAAATCTCTATATAATCATCCCATGCTGTTTCTTGAAGATATTGAAAAATCCCACCAACTAACTCTTTAGGTAGAAAAGTGTACATTTGTGGAATATTTATAGACTTTCTCTTATTATACAAATCATTAGCTTTATTATTTAAATTTTTATATGAGTCTGGATAAAAATGTTTTAATAATAATATTGCATCATTAGGACGGCTCCAATATTTAGGTATATCTGCTTTATCTATATCTTCTATTTTTTTAGCAGAGCTTGGGGATGGATTTTGTTTTGTTTCTGGTGGTGGTGGTGGTGTAGGTGCTGCCTTTTTTGGTGCGGGTCTCTCCTTCTTTGGGGTCGGCTCTGTCCGCATATCTCTAGCCATGCTACTTAACATTTTAATAGATTGTGTTAATCTTTCTATTTCACTTATTATAATTTTTTTTCTACGAGCATCGGTGAATTGACTAGTAAGTTCTTTTTTTAATCTTTGTACCTCGGCCTTTCTATTTGCTATCTCTTCAGAAATAGGAACGGGTGGCCTATTTCTAAGTGCATCCATATCTATGTTTACGATTTGGCGACTTTCTATCATTTTTAATAAATCTTTATAGGCATCATCAATAATTATAAATTTTTTTGCATCACCTGTTGGTTTATCAGGGTGGTAGATAAGGGCTAATTTTTTATATGCTCGTTTTACATCGTCTATAGTAGCTTTAGGTGTTAGTCCTAGTATAGTAAATTTATTTGTCATATCTAGCTTCCTTTCTTCTGGTTTTCTAGGGATTAGGGTGTCTTTCCGCTTAATAGATATATTTTTTTTAGTAGGCATCTGTGATGGCATAGATTCTTCTAATTCCTCAAAATATGGAGAATTTAATAATTCATGTATTGATTCAGCCGTATATTTTTTTTTACTTGGTTTCTTTGGACCTTCCCCTAAATCCACATTACCTAATAATGATTTATAATCATCCTCTACCGTTGCATTCTTTTTAGGATATGTAGGCGGCATATCTATATTAATTTTTATAGGCTGTTCTGTAATAGTAAATATACCTTGCTCTTTAGCTGCAGCCTTTTTTGCTTTATTTTTCATAAATCTTTTAAACATTGCACTATCTGTGCGAGTTCTCCTTTGTACAATACCATGCTGCTTACTATTAACTGTATAATAAAAATATTTTGGAAATTCATATTCTTTAGCTATACCAGCTGGTAGATAATTAGGATCTAAATACTGAGCCAGATAATGATGCAATTGTCTCTCCTGTTCAGTTAATATCTTCTTATATTTTGGCTCATCTACCTTACTAATTGCCGCATGATCGGCCTCCTCCAATAATTTAATATTCTGCCTTGCCCTTTTAATCTTTAATTGCTTGTTTAGGGGTTTTACCCCTTTAACCCCGCTCATTTTTTGGTCAGCTTTTTGAAAATCGGAGGATCAAAGAGCCGTAGATTGGTAAAAAGTGAGTTATTCTTATATTATAATATTTTTTTTAAATTCATTATTTAATATTTTTATATTTTCTGATATAAGGGTAGAGTCGCCATATAATAAAAATGTAGTCAATAATATGTCCGATGGTATTAACCAATGCAATAATTCTTTTTCATTACTGTTATACATCATTTTCCAGTATCCTAGCCGCCGCTCTGTATCATGATGATCTATGAATGATTCGGCCCATCTCATACCAAAATCAAAATGAGTTTTATTATTAAATATTGCTCTAAATCTCTTCTCTGGTAATGGGCTATTTATAACATCTAAAATAAATAAAGCCATTATAAATATAATAGAAATATATTATATCATGTCTTATATATATAATAATTTTTCAATTCGTGAAATATCAACAATTATAAACGGAATGGAACAAAGTCCAGATGTGGTCTATCTTGATGTCGTTGTGTCTAATATTAATAGTGGTAGTAGCTCTAATTATGCAAAGGTATTTGCAGAATATAATGAGGCTAGAACTATACCATATTTATTTGATCCAAATGAGTATTATGGGGCTGTTGTTCAGTTTACCTTAGATAATACGGATACCCCATTATTGGAGGTTCAAATTGAACCTGATCAATCTAATATAAATTTAACAATATATAATGTTGGGCTATCTTATGGAGCGAGTAATATTATAGTACCAATTACTTATGCCCCACAAAATGCAACCGCGATTCCGCCATTACCTCCTAGTGCATTTCCAAACGGTATACAAGACAACTCTACTGGATATTATAATATTTTTTCATATAATTATTTTTGTCAATTAGTAAATACTGCATTTGCTACTGCATTAACTCAATTAATCGCATTGGCTCCAGCCATTCCAATTACAACAAATCCGCCATTTATTAAATTTGATTCAACTACCGATTTATTTAGTATTGAAGTCGATCCAATATTTAATCAAAGTACAGCACCTACCCCAATTAATATATTGATGAACAATGCATTATATTATTTATTTTATTCATTTCCAGTTTCCAGAGTTGCAATTGGGGCAAATACTTATTTTGAATTAATTGTGACAACTGTAACACTCACGACAACCCTAACAACCCCAGCGGCAACTATATTATTGCAAGAGAGAAACAGTACTAATTTATGGGATCAAATATCATCTATTTGTATAACTTCTCAAACTATACCAGTCTCAAGATCGCAAACACTTGCCCCTGCATTATATTATGAGGGGGGTATAATAAGAACTCCTAATAATTCATTGACTCAGCCTATTCTTCTAGAATTTTCAGTTATAAATTCAGAATATAATAGAAGTATCACATATAACCCAACTGCTCAATATAAGACTTTTTGCTTGAATTCTGACCCTCCTTTATATAATTTTGATATTAAATTCTGGTATAGATCATCTACTGGAATATTGCGACCGATAGCTTTAAATTCTGGCGCAACCATGAGTGTTAAAATTGGATTTTTTCGCAAATCTCGCCACTCGCATTTGAAGCCATTAATTTAGTAATTTGACGAGTATATAATTATTTTTTTTAAATCGTATTAAACATTAGCATATATAATAATATAAAACAACATATTTCAATATGCCAAATTATGCGAATGGAAAAATATATAAAATTGTTTGTAATATTACAGGAGAGCAATATATTGGAGGGACTACTCAAAAATTAAGCCAAAGATTAACACAGCATGTTTTAAGGAGTAAAAATGATAAAAAAAATATGAAATCGAAAGAAATAATATTAAGAGGTGATTATCAAATTGTATTAATTGAATCTTACCCATGTAATAATAAAGAAGAATTAGAAAGAAAAGAACGAGAGCATATTGAAAGCAATATATGTGTTAATAAAATTATACCCACTAGAACGGATAAAGAATGGAGAGAGGCCCATAAAGAAGAAATAACTTTGAATAAAAAAGAATATTATAATACACATAAAGAAGTCATTATATTGAGGGGCACAGAGTATAGGAATAAAAATAAAGAAGAAATAAAATTGAAAAAAAAAGAATATTATAACAAGAATAAAGAATCAATCGATTTAA